CATTGCCCAGATATTTCAACTTATTGTTAGAGTACAATACAACATTAAATACTAACGATACTATAGATGTTTGGGTATCATCTGCTGCAACTCAATACTCAATAACATCAGGATTTTTAGCTGTTAATACAACAACTGTGACTGATGTACCTATCAACTATGGGGAAACTATTCAGTTTGATAAACAATTGCCACAGGGTATATTTCAGAAAGACTTCTTTTTGTCAATATGCAAAATGCTCAATCTTTATGTTTATGATGATCCTGTAGAGGAAAAGAAAATAATTATAAAACCATATATTGATTTTTATAGCGGTGCTACAGAAGATTGGACAAACAAAATTGATAGATCAAAACCAATGAGCATTAAACCAATGAGTGAAATTAATGCCAGATATTATCAATTTAAGTTTAAGCAGGACAATGATTTGTACAATGAAAACTATAGAAAGAAATACTCAGAGGGTTATGGTGATAGGATATTTGATACTGAATTTGATTTTGTTAAAGATACTGACACTACTGAGGTGATTTTTAGTGCAAGTCCATTATATCAGGCAACAGGTACTGATAAGATTTATCCTGCTATATATAAAGTTGGATCAGGTGGAGTTGAAGAGTCAATGGATTTTAACATTAGGATTTTTCAGGCAAGATATATAACAGAAAGGACAGGGTATAAAATTAAAAATGGAGCTAATAACGTATTAAGTAACGTAACTACTTATACTTACGTTGGGCATCTGGACAATCCATTTAGTCCAACTAATGACATAAATTTTGGAGCACCAAAAGAGATTTTCTTTACAGCAACTACATATCCAACTACTAATCTATTTAATGCATACTATTCAGATTATATGTCTGAGATAACAGACAAAGACAGTAAATTATTAACCTGCAATGTTTTATTGAATACAATGGATATTTATAATCTTGACTTTGGAAAATTAGTCTGGATAGATGGTGTCCTTTTTAGGATTAATACAATAGAAGGTTATAACCCTATGGATTATACAACAACAAAAGTTTCCTTATTAAAAGCAATTGAAAAAACATTCTAATGGCTGAACAATTAAATTTAAATATAAATGTTGGCGGTAATGCCACAGAGAGTGTAGGAAGTTTAAAAAAACAATTGCGAGATGCAACTGCACAGGTAGCTTTATTATCTGAAAAATTTGGAGCAACATCTGTAGAGGCAGCAGCAGCAGCAAAGAGAGCAGCAGAATTAAGAGATAGGATTGGAGATGCTCAGTTGTTGACTCAGGCATTTAACCCAGATCAAAAGTTTAAAGCATTAGCAAATGCACTTTCTGGTGTTGCAGGTGGATTTTCTGCAGTACAGGGTGCAATCGGTTTATTTGGTATTGAATCAAAAGAGGTTGAGCAGCAATTGTTAAAGGTTCAATCTGCTCTTGCATTATCACAGGGGCTCAATGCAATAGGTGATAGCATAGATGCATTTAAAGCACTCAAAACTCAAATAGTTGTTGAGGTTATTCCTGCTATAAAAGCACTCGGAACTGCTGCACAGGTTGGTATCGGTTTACTTATTACTGCTGTTGTTGGTGCTATTGTTGCATGGAAAGAATATATAGATACACAGGAGCAGGTACAAAAAGCGACAGAGGAAACAAATAAAGCAATTGAGAAAGGATCAAAAGCACAATTAGAAGGTGAATTAGCCTTTATTGATAGAGAATCCAGATTGCAGATTGCAAGATTAAAAAACACAAAGAATAATGAACAGGCAATATTTGAAGAAGAGCAGTCAGCAAGAAGAAGTCGAATAAGATCATTGGAAAGATTTTATGATGAACAAAAAAATAAAGATGGTGAGGCTGCTCAAAAAGCATTAAATGACATTAAAAATTTACAGACTGAAATACAGATTGCTGAGATTAATCATCAGGGTAAATTAATTGAAATAAAAGAGGCTGCTGCATTAAAAGAAAAAGAAAGACTCAAAAAACTTGAGGATGAAAGAAGAGAAGCACAAAGCAGAATGATGGCTCTTGAACTTCAAGCAATAGAAAATAGAAGTAAGGCAGCAAAAGATCAGGCTATTGCTGATGATGAATATCTTGCAAATCAATTTGCAAAAGAAGAGGAATTGCAGGGTAAAAAAATTGAATCAACAAATCAAAGAGTACTAAGAGAGAAAAAGGCTGCAGAAGATTTAAAAGAGGCAGAAAAGGGATTATATGAGGCAAGATGGGCATTTGCAGGTGCAACAGTACAATTATTTGCATCATTGGCAGGACAAAATGAAAAGGCAGCAAATGCATTCTTTATACTTGACAAGGCTCTTGCAATTGGTAAGGTTGTAGTTGATACACAAAGAGAAATAGCAGGTTATTTGGCGAATCCTTTTTGGAGTGCTTTGCCTGATGGAGGTGCTACAATAAAATCGGCAAATATTGCTGCTGCTAAATTTAGAGCAGCTACAAGCATTGCAACAATTGGAGCATTATCAATTGCGAAATTTAAAAATGGTTCAACCTCAGGATTTGGAGGAAGTACAGGAACTTTGGGAGTTGCACCATTAGTCCCACAATTGCCAACTGCAAACTTGACTGCATTGAATCAGGACACAATCAATGCTCTTGGGAATCAGGCAATTAGAGCATATGTTATTGAAACTGATATGACTACAAATCAACAAAGAATACAGGCAATTAGACAAAGAGCAAGATTTGGTTAAGCAGTTAAATTTAAAAATTACTTACATTTATAGATATGAATTTACCAATATTTGAATTAATGATCAATGAGGACATCAATGATGATGCAGAGGTAAACTTTGTGGCATTAGTTGACAGACCTGCGATCCAAAAAAATTGGAATGCATTTAAAGAAAAATATAAATTTGAAATTGTATCTGAGGACAAGCGAATTATTTCTGGTGCTCTCATGTTGGCTGACACTCCAATTTTTAGGAGTGATGCTACTCATGGTGATTACTATGTTATGTTTAGCAAGGACACTATTTTCAAAATTGCTCAGAAGTTTTTCAAAAAAGGCTATCAGGCAAATGTAAATCTAATGCATGATCCATCACAGAAAGTTGATGGAGTTGTTATGTTCGAGAGTTTTATATCTGATAAAGATAGGGGCATATTGCCAATGAAGGGTTTTGAAGATTCCCCAGATGGTTCATGGTTTGGTAGTTTTAAGGTTGAAGATGATGCAACTTGGGAAAAAGTTAAAAATGGTGATGTCAGAGGTTTTTCTGTTGAGGGAATTTTCGAATATGGAAAGGCTCAAAAGAAAAGCAAGGAAGAGGAAATGATGGAAATGATTTACAGGATTCTGGAGGAGGTTGAAATGGGCGGTGAAGGTAGTGGATGCAAGGGTGATAATTGTGGTAGACCTAAAGGAAGCGGAAGCGGTACAGAAGGTGGAGCACCAAAAGTAAATTATTCTGATCCAAAGATTTTAAAAGAATCAGTTGATAAAATATTGTCTGAGCCTCCTAAATATGGAACTCAGGAAATATTTTCTAAAGATGGAGTTTACACAGATGAAAGACAGGGTTTACATAAAGAGGTTATTAATGATTATTTAAAGAATGGTAGTACAAATACAGGTACTTCGTATTTCATGGGCGGTGCTCCTGCAACAGGTAAAAGTTCAATCATAAATTCAGGGGATGTGACTTTGCCTCAGGGGATTATGGTTGTTGATGCAGATGCTATTAAAGCTAAAATCCCAGAATACGGAGAGATGATCAACAGGGGTGAAGGTCAAGCTGCAGCAAGAGTACATGAAGAGAGTTCAACATTATCAAAAGCAATAACTGCAACTGCTGCAAAAAGAGGTTATGATATCGTAAACGATGGAGTTGGAGATGGTAAATATGAATCTATAGTAAAAAAGGTTGAAGAGCAGAGAGAAGCAGGAAAAAGAGTTGTAGCGAATTATGTAACTACAGATACTGAAACATCTTTACAAAGAGCAAGACAAAGAGGAGAAAGAACAGGGAGAGTTGTACCTGAGGAATATATAAAAAGTATGCACAGGGAAATTTCAAACTTAGTGCCTAAGTTGGCTCAAAATAAAGTATTTGATGAACTAAGACTTTACGATAATAACGGATCAAAACCGAAATTAATATTTGAACAAAAAGGCGATAAAATCACAATACATGATCAGACCGCCTATAAAAAGTTTTTAGCAAAACAGAAAGGTTAATTACATCTGTGGTATGTCAACCACTTTGCCAGACTTCATCAGTTCTTGAATCTCTTTGAGAAGTTGAATCTCTGATTCGTTTTGAGGCTCAGCACCACCAATGAGTTCAAGAACCCTTTTTTCTGATTCTGAGATGTTGCTTGAAACTTTGCCATCGTATACTATATCTTCTTTCATATTTGTAATTTACAATAATAAATGCAGTTTTCAAAATCTTTTATCAGGCATACCAACTGCAGTAATTTTCTTCACCTTCTTTGTGTTTCATCAGAGAACCGACAACATCACCCATTGAAATGTGATAACTTATCTCTCCATTCCAACCCACACTTGGCACAATTCTTTTCACAAAAGGCTCACCACAGAAACCATTGATCTCTGGTTTAAATAACCCAGAAGCCCATGAACTTTCACTCACCATAACTTTTCCGATCTTTCTCAGGATGGCTGATTTACCTTTGAAACCAACAATCTGATAGTATCTCAAGTTAGTTTGTTCATAACCCCAACTTTCGTAGAGCACCTGTCCGACATAGAACCCATGCTCAAAACTTTGGGCAGCCTCTTTTTTCTTTCTCTTCATTTCCTCTCTTCTCTCCTGAATCTTCTCAAGGTTGGAAACGTAACTCTCAAGATAACTGATCATGTTTTCCTGATTTCTGAACCTGTAGTAAAACTCAGGTTTTTTGAATCTTGCTTTGCTGACAATCTTTTCAGCTTTAGCGAGGAACTGTCTTGAACCCTCAATCCTTTCCTCAAGAACCAGAGAGAGGTTTTGTTTTTCGAATCTTTCAATTAACTGTTTCATAATAAGTGGTTTTAATTACAGATCAAATATATAAACTTTTCTTTAATTTCCAAAATATTTTTGTGGTTTTTTTTAATATTCTTTTGGTGAATTTAATATCTGAGAAACAATCTCAAAAACACTTGGCACTCTTTCTAACTCATCTAATTCATCTGATAATTGATTCCATAAATCACCATTTGGAAAGTTGTTTTCAACTTCAAAATTCATTTGTTCTTTGAGTTCTTTAACTCTGTTTTCTTTGTTATTCATATTAGTGGTTTTTATAATATCTCTTTTGGTAATACTTCCTGTTATCTAAGTGAAAGAGAGAAGCACCGATCAAAGCGAGGAAAAAACAAACGTAAATCATAATCTCAAATTGTACAGTAAAGATATAAACTAAAGTTTATAATTCCAAATATTTATAAAGTTTTTTTTAAAATATTATTGTAACAATGTTGCAAAAAAGAATAATTAAACTTTAAGTGATAAATAGTCAATGTTTTACGGATTTAAAATAAAATGTATGAACGCAAAAGAAGCAATCATGAAAATTAGGGCACTCTTTGAAGAGGCGTCCAATATTCAGGAGGCTCAAGTTGAAGAGGCAAAACAAGAGTTTGCTGAATATCAACTTGCTGATGGCACTAAGGTTATGATCTCATCACTCGAAATTGGCGGTGAGGTTAAACTCGAAGATGGCTCATTCGCTCCTGATGGTGATCATCAACTTGCTGATGGCTCACAAATCTCTGTTTTAGGTGGTAAGATTACTGAAATCGAAGCTGCAGAAAAACCAGAGGCTGATATGCCAGAGGTAGAAGTTGAAGCAAAGAAAGACAAAAAAATGGAGGAAATGGCTGCAGAATTTGCTGCAAAAATTTCTGAGATGAACGGATTAATTGAAGCCTTGAATGAAAAAATATCTTCTATTGAAGATAAATCAAAGCAAGGTTTTTCTCAGGTAGTTGATTTGATTGAAGAGGTAACTAAAATGCCTCAGGCTGATCCAATTGAAAAGCCACAATCTTTCAAATTTGAAGCTACAAAAGACATTAAGTTCGAAAGACTTAATAAATACAGACACGCAATTTTAAACTCTAAAAACTAAAACAAAATGGCATTTAACGTTTCTGCATTAGCAGATTACACAGAACAAAACGAAGCACTTTTGGTTACATCATCTGTGCTTGGTGCTAAAACTGCATCTTTAATTAAGAGTGCAGGTAACGTGATGGTAGGTGTTAAATCATCTGAAACCATCAATATTATGGATACTGATGCAATTTTCCAAAGCGGTGCATCTTGCGGATTTACTGCATCTGGTTCAACAACTTTCACACAAAGAACTGTGACTGTTGGAAAAATTAAAGTAAACGAGGCTCTTTGTCCAAAAGACCTTGAGGCTAAGTACTTGCAAAAAGCATTGCCTACAGGTTCAATGTATGACAGCATTCCATTCGAACAAGAGTTTTCTGAAAAGAAAGCTAAGAGAATTGCTGCTCAACTTGAAACTGCTCTTTGGCAAGGTGATACTGATTCAGTTAACGTAAACCTCAACAAATTTGATGGTTTGGTTAAATTGATCGGTGCTGCATCTGGTGTTGTTGCTGCGAATGCATCAACTTACATTTCTGGTGCTCCTTTGTCAAGCATTACTGCTGCTAACGTAATCAGCATTTTTGATGGTGTTTACAAAGCAATCCCTGCTCAAGTTGTTGCTGCTGATGATATGACTATCTTCTGCGGTCAAGATTTGTTCAGAACTTACACAGTTGCATTGAAAGATGCTAACCAATTCCACTACTCAATTGATGTTAAAGCTGACAGCGAATTTATCCTGCCAGGTACAACTATCAAAGTGGTTGCGGTTGCAGGTTTGAATGGTACAAACAAAGTTTACGCAATGAGATTGAGTAACTTGTTTATCGGAACTGATCTTTTGAACGAAGAGGAAAAATTTGAAATCTTCTACGCAAAAGAAGCTGATCAGGTTCGTTTCGTATCTGAGTTCAAAATGGGTGTGAACATTGCATTCCCTGATGAAGTTGTGAAGTTCATCCTTGCATAATATACAGGGCAGCCTAAAAAACTGCCCTATTTTTAAATACAATAAATTTATTTAATATGTCGTGTGCACTCAGTCAGAGCTACACATTAGATTGTAAAGATTCTTTAGGTGGCATTGTTGAGGTTTATTTCATGGCATCTCAAGATGTGGCATCTTACACAGTATCTGGTGGAGTGGTTACTGCTCTTACAAAAGATACAGGAAAGAGATTCTACAAATATGAATTAGTCAAAGCGACATCAAATTTTGTTGAGAATATAAATGCATCTGTTGAAAACGGAACAATATTTTATCAGCAGGAATTGACAGTTGTTTTAAATAAACTTCAAGTAAATACAAGAAACGAAATCTTGTTGTTAGCTAAAAATCTTTTAGTTGCTGTAGCTAAAGATAACAATGGTAAATATTGGTACTTAGGATTGACAAGAGGACTTGACATCACAGCAGGTTCATCTCAATCAGGTACTGCAGAAGGTGACAGAAGTGGTTACACACTTACTTTCACAGCAAAAGAACCAGAACTTGCTCCTGAGGTAAACTCTACAGTTGCAGGTCAACTTACAACTGCAGGTTCATAATATATATAGATTCTAAGTCTTAATGCTCTACCTTTTTAGGTGGGGCATTTTTTTTGTTAATATCCAACCTTTTCTGCATTTATAGTTGATGATACAACTAACAAAGGGACAAACTCAGTATATATATTTAACTTTAACTGAGAAACAGTTATTGTCAAATCCTAATTATTTGTTCATATTTACTAACAGGAGTTCAAATATTGAGGTTAAATTTGTATTGCTTAATGCTGCAGATGTGAGTCAATATAAAGACAGATATAATAAATTTTCAATTGTCACAAATACTTATTTTGGCAGCAGCCTTAATGGTCAATGGACATATGATGTTTACGAGCAGGTAAGTACATCAAATACAAATCCTGCAGGTTTAAATAAATTGGAAAGTGGAATAATGATGTTAAATCAGGCAGCTACAGTATATACTGAGTATGCAACTACAGACACTTATAAAATAAGAGAATGATAAGTAATCAGAACATAGGAAACTACGTTTTAGTACA